CTAACTCCTTATCCATAATGACGTGCTTCTCCTCATATCCCTCTAGCCCCCGCAGCCATCCCTTGCGACCGTAGATGCGCACGCGCACGCAATCCTCGCGCCTGGCGTAATCCTCGATCCGATAAATCAGCGGCAGCCAACGCTTCATGCCGTGACCGCCGCACACCGTAATGATGCAGACTCTGCCAATTTCGGTATTGATCAGGATGGTCGCAGCGGCGGCTTCGGTCGCCCGGCGTCCCACGCGATCCACAGCAGGCTGCGGCCGGCGAGAATGTCGGCCTCGATATCCGCAAACGCGTTCAGCTTGGTGCGTTGACACGCCGCCTTCAGCAGCGAACTCACATACGGCCAGATCTCGTGAACCCTGTTCGGGTCGACGCAGGCCAGCTCGGCCGTGGAGAGCATAGAGGAAACGTTCGCCTTGCTAGCGCTGAGATTAATTGTAATAGCGGACGAACAATTGACGGCTAACGGGACACTTTCTCGCAAGTAGCGAGAGCCGTTTATTCCCAATCGTCTGCAGATTCATATTTGGGCGGTTCGTTGGCGGTCGTATCTCCCGGCCGCTTTGGACGAAACTGATTATACCGCGCGAGCACATCTTCTCGAATTAATCCCGGCGGCGCCCGGTCGACGAAATCCCGCTGTCGTCCGACGTCGGAGACGCCTTTCGTTATACGTAGCGACATGATTTCCTCAAGTACGTCAGACAATTGCTGGCCACGTCCTAGCTCCAGAAGTATCCTCGCCTTGTAACCAAGCGCGCTTCGTCGAAAACGTCCGGTTCGATCGGCCCGTTCGAGGGCGAAATCGATACATCTCAATGCTTCTTTGTGATCGTCCAAATGATAAAGATACAGTGATGCCTTGCTGATCGGAGCCTGAACATCGTCTGGATAGCGATCCATCAATTCGTCCAAAAGTTGCAGGGCTTCGGCGTAGTCTTCACCTTCGTAGAAAAGGCTCAAAAGCAGATCAGCCAATATGCGATGATCTTCGCCTTGCGCCTTCCACATCCGCTCAGCAACGTTGCAAACAACATCGACATGAGGAAGTTTCTTCCGCATCTGATCGATCCATCGGCAGAACTCTGTGTATCGATCGACAGGCTTAATGATCGCCCCCGCGGCCAAACATCGGACTACAATCGTGACAACCTAGAACAGATTAGGGCTCTGTTCAATGCGCGAGCTGAATCCGGACAAGCGATTTGTAGTGCGCCCAAAGCGGACGTGCTCGCTGTGGAGTAAAGTAGTAATTCTCAAAATTTGGCTTATCGGTTTCTCAGTTCTTAGGAGATCAGACAGGCTGCAACGCTCCGAACTGGAGTATTTTATTTTCGAAGAAGATCTCCAATTAGTTCCATCAGGCTGACGTTGCGGTAGACCTCCTCCTGAGCCAATCCCCATTCCGGTGGTTCCTCCGGATTGGGTTTGCCCCCATTCGCAACACACATATTTCGCCGGTTGTTTGCGTGAGTAATACATGCCGCGTGAAAATGCTTATGAGCAATTTCGTCATAGCGTTCGCGGCATCGCTTCTCCTCCTCATCATTTCGAGTAATGCAATAGCCGCCCGGATCGGCCCCACTCGAGGCCGTTAATTTCCGTCCAGCTCCGTTACGAGCGCGTGCGTCGGCGGCCCGTTTCTCCCGGTATCGCCGTTTCCATTCTGGAGAACCTATCTCGGGCTTTGTCCCGTCGTCGTACTCTTCCTCATCACCCGGAGGGGGTTTCTTGCGATTGTCGAGGGTGGTCGCACCACCCTGGTCATCTGCGCCACGCAGGCTGTCAACTAAACTTGGAAACAACTGCAGCAATGTCCAAGCGTGCTTCCACGAATCGGGAATGGGAATGGCCGACTTTGGAATCTCGGTCACACTGCCTGGTCCCATCGGCGGAGGCAGAAACCTTACTCCTCCTCTCGGAAACGGAAGCGGAACGCCTCCCGTCGGAATGCCCCACCGTGGTGCGGGCACATAGCCGGGAATACCGAACAATCCCGCACTTCGGGAATTCCTACTCGGTGCGTCAAAGGTCGAGCCGTTCTCGTAATCGATCAAGCCTGACTGATCGGGAGACGGAGTGACAGCGCCTTCCGGCTGAACATCGACTCGCGAAAGCTTCCTGAAGTTTGGATTCTGGGGTCCGGAAGGCGTTGGTTGGTTATCTTCAGAATACGGTTCGTACGTCCGCTGCGCCGCCTGCAGGTCCATCAATCTGCCAAGCAGCCCGCCTTGCGGACTGTCGTACTCACTTGCGTCAGAAGCAGGCGTAGCACCTGAAATCGAACCGTAACCGGCCCCTTGCCGCTCCAGCTCCTGCTGCTCCATCACCCGACGCAACAATCCGTACGCTCCACGAAAATCTACCGCAGCCATCAAACTAACTCCTTATCCATGATGACGTGTTTTCCTTCATATCCCTCGAGCACCCGTAGCCATCCTTTGCGGCCATAGATGCGCACGCGCACGCAATCCTCGCGCCTGGCGTAATCCTCGATCTGAGCCATCGGCGGCGGCCAACGCTTCATGCCGCGACCGCCGCACACCGTAATGATGCAGACTCTGCCAATTTCGGTATTGATCAGGATGGTCGCAGCGGCGGATTCGATCGTTCGGCCGCTCCACGCGATCTACAGCAGGCTGCGGCCGGCGAGAATATCAGCCTCGATATCCGCGAAGGCGCAAAGCTTGGTGCGCAGACACGCCACTTTCAGCAGCGGACTCACATGCGGCCAGATCTCATGAACCCTGTTCGGGTCGACGCAAATCAGCTCAGCCGTGGAGGACATAGAGGAACGTTCGCCCCGTCGATCCACATCGCGAACTCCGCAGGTGTCGACTTCGTGAAGTAACACTCCCGTGATTGCCCCAATCGAGCTTGACCACCGCACGAGCCAACCCCATTCTCTGAGAGGTCGACGTCGTCGAACGCAGTAGCCGCAGGCGCAATCCATGGCAACCAAGCCATCATCGCTAGCTGCCCAGCCATCCCCGCGAAGAGTTAAGCAGCCCTACCCGTTATCGCCCGGCTGGTCGAGATTCCTGGCGGGCTGGTTTTTCGGTTGGCCACTTTTGGTCTTGGCTTACAACCCTTTGTCCGCCCCCCAAGATCCGCTCACACTTTTCATCGTCGTCCCGGGCGGCGCGATCTGGGTGGTGGCATGCGGTTTTGGCTGTCACGCGCTGGCCACGATGGCCAAAGCGCGCTGGCCGGTGGCGAAGACGATCCTGGACACTCTGGGCGCACTTGCTCAATGGGTTCCGTACATGATCCCTTTTTGACGCCGTTGCCTCCACAATCGCTGCATTTTCCGGCCCGACCCCAAGGGTAGATTATTTACCGGCGCGTGCCCCAGATGGGCGGCGGAAACGGCCATTTTGGCATCGGGTTGCCGCTAGCGATTGCAGGCGGTCCGACTACCGGCTGCTCCTGAGAAGCTGGTGGCTTCGGACTCAAAGGATTTGTTCCTGCGACCGTCGAGCTACCCGCACGGCCCATCAACAATTCCAAAATGAAGCGCAATTCGCCGGCCCCGCTGGGACGAATGGGAGTCTGCAAAGACGCGCCCTTTAGTGCACCTATCGGGCCAAGGTCCCGCCCCAGGTTTTGTCGAAACGCCTCCACCTCGGTCGATGGCGTGCTGGTCGCGTCGATCGAGCCTTGAACTGCTTACACAGCTCCGTCTCTGATTGCCCTCAGCATCGCAACCAGGCCACGAGGATCGGGATGATCCCAATATGCCTGCAGGTGATCCGCACTTTTAACGGCGCCCGCGTTAAGAGCGTCACGCTCAGCTTCAGCCCGGACAGGACTCCTGCCCCCGCGCGCCAGCCGCGCTGCCGCCACTTCCCTTGCCTGCTGCGCCTGATCTGTCTCGTATTGCGTTTGCGTCTGTGGCGCCGAAGTCTCGGTCAGTGGCGCAGCAGAACTCGGCATCAGCCGCGGCGTGCCGGTCGATACCCGTACAAGTCGAGGGAAATTTGGGTTCTGCAGCACGGTCGGCGGCTCGCCTCCATTCACCGCAACTGGCTGATACCGGCTCTGTTCCGCTTGAAGCGAAAGCAACCTTCCAAGCAAGCCGCCCCGCGGACCTTGACTCCAATCGCGAAGACCGTCGGAAGTCTCGCTTGCAGCAGAAAATGGATCGTTGCCCGCTCCAGCCGATGCCCGCAGCATCCCGGGCAGACCGCCGTCCGACGCGCCTCCGGCCTGCGGTGAACGATACTCCGTAACGACAGGCGACCAATCCGGATAGTTTGAGGGATTTTCCCATGGTGGATCCACCTCGTGCGCAGGTGGCTGCGGCGATCGTGACGGTGGATCAGGAAAAGGACTCGGCCTCGGCGGGAGTGCCGGAAGTGGCGACCATGTGCCAGGGGGCGGGGCCGGAAGCGTCGAGGGAACCAGAGATATCCATCCCGGTCGATACGCAGGAAGCACCCCGTCGATTGCAAAATTAGGTACACGATAGGAAAAATTGGAGCGGTGGGCGGAGTAATCTCTGAATGAGGAAGCCATATGTTCTCTCGCAAAGGTTTAAAATAGTTGTTGGCATCACTGTTCGGCACGAGCAATCCTTCCCGCCAACGCTATACGCTGAAGGGACATCAACTGACGGAATCAACGTTCGCGAATTTTGAGGCTGGCTACGGATCAAAAATGACGCGCAGTTGTAGCCGCGCAGCCATCGCATCAACCTCGTCCTGACTTTGCGGGTAAGCCTGGTAAATAATCCGCGTCTTGACTGTGCTTGCGTAGTATCGCGGATGCCAGGTCCAGAACACGTCACGCGGGTACGTCCCGGTTCCGCTAAACTTGCTGTTTAGAATCCTTCGAACGCCAACGCTTTCCGGAGGATTTTCGAACTGCACGCCTTCGACGCTCGATCTCCCGATGCGCGCATCAGGAGAGAAACGAGAAACAACCGTTCTCGTCCAGTAGAACCAGTCATCCAAATCCCTGTAGTATTTGTACCAGGTCGCATATTCGGGAGGCGAATCAGCACACACCCTGCTCTCAAGGCGTTTTGGGCCGCCGTCGATTGCGTCTTCGAATGAAAGACACCAATGTGAATCGTAGCTCCATGCAACAAGCGTGTCCCTAGGCACAAAGGCGGTCGTCGACGCGAACAGCAAGTAACTCGCGCAGGCAGACAAGCAATAGTCGTAGACCACAATTGTCGCATGCCGCTCTCGAAGCGCTTCAGCAAGCCTAACGGCCGAAACTGGATCGCCGCCGAAACTTCGCACAACAAAGAGGCCATCCTCTGCCAGATCGCTGGATAACGAAATATCCAACGTGGCAGCAATCGGGCCGTCGTAGCACAGGACGAGCTTGTCGCTGCGAAGCGCGATCGGACGCGCTGCTTCGCTGCGACAATATGCGACTGCGTCCGTGTACACCTTCTTCTCGAATTCCGGGATCTCGGCGCGACACGCCTCCGCACCCCAGCAAACAAAGAAGAGGGCGCACACAATCGCAAAAACTGGGATGCGGAGAACGAATGAGCGAAAGGCTTGCCCATGACACCCGTCGTGCTGCGCGCCGCACCAACCGCCAAAGCAAATCGGGCTGAAGCAGCGGACTCCAAGCTCCCTGTGACCAAGGTTCCAGCGGGACATCTCTGGTGCCAAATCTCACTGACAATCAATTCAACACATAGAACGAACAGGGAACAATGTCAATTCCGCTCCACAGTGGGCGCGAGGGGACTCAGGAACTCCTTTTCCATGATCACATGCTTTTCACGATAACCCTTCAACACCCGCAGCCATCCCTTGCGGCCATAGATGCGTACGCGCGCGCAATCCTCACGCCTGGCGTAAGCCTCGATCCTATCAATTAGCGCCAACCAACGCTTCATGCCACAGCCGCCACACACCGTGATGATGCAGACCTTGCCGATTTCGGTATTGATCAGGACCGTTGCAGCGGCCGCTTCGATCGTCCGGCCATCCCACGCGACCCACAGCAGGCTGCGGCCGGCGAGAATGTCGGCCTCGATATCCGCGAACGCGTTCAGCTTCGTCCGGAAACACGCCGCCTTCAGCAGCGAACTCACATGCGGCCAAATCTCGCCAACCCTGTTCGGGTCAACGCAAACCAGCTCAGCCATGGAGAGCATAAAGGAACGTTCGTCCTGGCGTCGCGGAATTGACGTGCGTGATCATGAATGAGCCGTTGGCGACAGCCGAGACGTACATGGTTCCGTTGCCGATCTCGGTTGCCGCACTCGCGGTGGTCGGTGTGAACAGCGGCGTCGATCCGATCGCGCAGTTCTTGTCCACCACGACAGTCGTCGCGCTACCGGTCGCCAGCGTCACCGTGCCGACCGCATTCGACCGGCCCGCCGCGAGTTGCTGGAGAGCGAGAACAATCTTTTTCAGATCAGTCTCGGCAATTCCCGGAACATAGGCCGTCACAGCGTGCCACCAGGCGTAAGGTCCGGGATGACGCCCGCACAGAATGTCCAGGACGTCGCCGCAGGAATCCGCACCTTGAAACGCGAATACCGCGTGTCGCGCCTCACGTCGCAGCGGCCGGTTCTTGCGTTGACCGGAACCTCGACACCCGCGGCCGCCGTCGCCGCGGTCGTATCGCGATAGGAAACCGAGCCGTAGAGTGTCGCGGCATCAGTGACGGGGCGGAAGCCACGGATGCTGATGCGGTTCTCGTCGGTGCCCTGCTCCGCGCTTTCCATCGTCGCTTCAAGACTGGGTCCTCTGAAGAATCCGAGTACATGCGCGCCCGAGAATTGCGCGATTTCGGGTTGAACGGCGGTGGCGTAGGCATCGAGGCTCAGCGTCAACGCATCCAGTGAGGAGGAAATGCTGTCGAGGTTTTCCAGCGTCAGCCCGGTTTGCGAAATGCCGAGCAGATACTCTCCTGTCGCCAACACTGGAAAAAAGCGATCCAGCAAGAAATCATAGCCGAGCAATTTGTCGTAATTGCCGACCGTTCCCGCGACCGACTTGTAAGCCCAATAGACCCGCGTGCTCCGCGGATCGGCAGCGCCCACGAATAGCTGAATATTTCCCTTGTCGATATCCGCGAGGAATGTGCGATCGACCTTTTCCCGGCCGATCTGTTCGGGCACTCCACCTGGCTCAATCTTGTGAAATCCCTGACCGGCATAGAAGAAAATGCGCTCGCCCGCGCGGATAATCGAATAAGGTGCGTAAAGGCCCTTGTCCTGGGTGATGCGATCGATCTGGAAAATGATCGGCGACCCCGGCACGTAAGACATGCGCCGGATCGCTTGATCCTGAAAGATGATCCCTGCTTCACCGCCAGCGACGCCACGGACGATGCCGCCATCGGGAAAATCCTGGAAGTCGGAAGAATTCGTCCCAGGCGTCCAGCTTGTCGAGGCGTTGAAGCTGTTTAGTCCGGACCACTGAATCCGGTATGGCGTCGAGAGCAGGCCTGAGAGCACCAGGAACCGCCCGACGACGCTGATATAGGCCGCCTGCGGCGGCGAACCCAAGGCGTCGGAAAACGCCGTCGCCGACGAAAGGTCGAAGACTTGCAAGACCGCATTGGCCTGAGTTGCGAAAACAAAATTCCCGGTTTGCGCGAATTGCCATTGCGCGGTGGAAGACAGTGTCGAATAACTCGATGCTCCCTTTGAGACATCGCCCCAACTGAAGTCCGTGTTGTTGAGCTTGTAGAGCCGGTCGCTGGTGCCGGCGAAGGTCACGACCGTGCCATCGGCTTTCAGCGCATAGAACGCTCCTCTGCAAGCCGAAGGAAGTGCCGACGTGTAGGCCGAGAACGACGGAAATGGTCCATAACCGTCGCCACGCGGAATCACGTTGAGGATGTTTCGGCTGGCCTGGCCTTCAAAATCGCTGACATCGGGGCGATATTCACCAGTGGCAAGAAGCGGCATTATTCAGAGTTCCAGGGATCGGGTTGAATGGCGGCCGGCGTCCAATTTTCGGCCTGCTCCGGTTTTGCAGTCCATGCCGCGGATGGCATCGCCTGCGGCGTCCACGCTTCGCTCTGGATGACGCTGCCAGCCCAGCCATCGCTGTCGAACGGACGCGGAAACCATGCTTCGAAATCGCGAGAATAGCTTGCGTCAAACCCAGCGAGCACGAAGGATCCGGTCGCCGACAGCAGAGAGGCTGCAAACGACCCCGCATTCCCCGTGACGGCGTAAGCGCCTTTAGCGAGCAGAAGCCTCGCGGCAAACGTCGCCGGATTACCAACGACCGGATAGTTGCCGCTGCCGGCCGAAAGCCGCCCTGCGAACGTGACGGCGTTACCCGTCATCGAATAGCTGCCTGCCGAGCCGGCCAGGCGGCTACCAAATATCGCGGCGATTCCCCCGACTGCAAAGGCACCGACGTTACATAGCTGCGTTATCTTGAAAGTGGCGGCCTGCCCCGCGACCGACTAAGAACCGGCGCTGGCCGGCAGGACGGTATTGGTAGATCCAAGGGTCGGCAATTGCCCGACCGCCAGGTGTCCGAGCGTATCAAAACCGAGCAACGACATGCTTTAAGCCGAATATCGGATGGTCGCCATTAGCGACACGTTGCGAGGCCGGGTTTCGGCTGCGGTGCGCGGTGTACCACTCGTGCCGTCCGTGGTCGGGCCGCCAGTGTTCGCTGCGGTCGTCAACTGCGCAGTAAAGCTGCCGCCGCCGGCGGCTGCTGTGCTGCCTGTGACGGCGCCAGTGTGGAAATGTCCTTGGAACGTGTCCACTTGCAGGTCGCCAATCGTCTGGTTCGCATCAACGCTCGCGTCATCATTCCAGCCGCGGGCAAAGTTGCCGCGCAAGTCCGGAACCGTGAAGGTCGTGGAGCCGTCGCCGTCGCCATGAGGCGCATTGACCCAAGAATGCGTGCCGCTGCCCGCCGAGCCGGCGCTGATCGCCGAGCCGCCCACCGTCGCCGACAGCGTAACCGTGTTGGAATCGACCACCGTCCGAACAAAGTAATTTGTCCCGACAGTCGGGAGACCGTGCGTCCCGGCGGCAAAATTGGTTGGCAGCGATCCCGCCGTAAAGAGTTTGACCGGATCGCTAACGGCGAGATTGTGCGCGGCTATGCCGACATTCGGCGACCCGTTCGTGAACGTCGTCGTTCCAGAGCGCACAAGGTACGCGAACAAAATTGGATAAGTCGCGCGCAATTGGCTGGCGCCGTTCGCTTTCAGCCTCCCAGGCTGCAGCGATGTTGTCGGCCACCACTCGATTTTTCCAACCTCAGTTGAGAATCCCAGATTTATCCGAGCTTGGCCCTGTTGCGCCGCCGTCAGCGACATGCCCGAATTGAACAGCAGTAAATCCTCAGCGAGCGCCACGATCGCAACTTGCGGTGCGGCCGAGAAATTGATTTTGGCCGTCGTGCCGGCCGAGTTGAAAAGGACCGTCGCTCGTGACAGAACGCCCGTTCCAGTGTTGTAGGCGCCAAAGCCCACTTCCCATTGCGACAGGTCCGCGCTTTCGGCACGATAGCTGTACACCGCACCATTGACCGCGCTGGCCGCCACGGGTGACTGATAGCCCGTAACGGCGATCGAATAGGTCCAGTCCGTCGTGCCGCCGGCAGTCGGAATGAAACGGCAAACGTCGAGGAATGATGATGCCATGTCAGGTGATCGTCAAAATGCCGTTGACCTGGTCGATATCGACCGTGAAGGTATTACCGTTGGTCAGCGTGACTGCTGCGGTGTAATCCCACCAACCGATCAGTGGCTTGGTCGCTGATGTAGAATTGTAGAGCACCGCGTATTGAAACGGCCCGATCAAACCGCCCGCCGCGGTCCAGGAGGGATCGCTTCCGCCGACGAACTTGAACGTGCCCGATGTTTGCGAGCCCGTAATCGTTCCAACGCTGGCGCCGCCTGCGGTATAGCCGTTCGCGGTCGAGAGGTCGGCCGGCGTGTTGTAGACGGTGTTCGTCGCGACGGGCACGGTGTTTGTCAGATAGACCTTGTACACATGGGCGGTACCCGTTTTCATGTCATGCAGCGCGTTCGCCACGTCCAGCACGAAGCAATTGAATTTGTTGAATGATGCCATCGAATGAAAGCCCCTATATAACCTGGCCAGAAACGCGGACCGTCATCGGCCCGGCGTTGAAAGTCGACGTCAGCCCGAGATTGTTCAGATCTCCGAGCGCGCTGGTGAAGCCGAGACCCCAGGTCTGGATGCGCGCGTCTTCCTTGAGGTAAGGCGCCGACTCGAGCAGCGCGCCATAGAGATACAGATCGGGCGCGAGTATCAGCAGCCAGTTGGTGTCGTTCGAGGCGAGCGGCGGGATACTCTGCCGATAAACCATCTCGACGGTGTAGGCGTCGTCCGGCGTTGGCGCCAACTCGATTTCGTTGCCGAATACCGTGAAGTAGCGCGGCTGCCCCGCAATATCGGATGCACCGAAGCGATACTCATCCATCTGCACCCCCGACTTGAACTCCAGGCATGGCTTTCCCGTCACGTCAGACAGACGCACGCGTCGCATCGACTGGAAATCCGCCGGCAAGGAAATGAATTCCGGCTCGTCCGAGGCAAGGTTGGTCAACGCCGTCGCGCGCTGCTCCATCTGGCGCACGAACAATTGCCGGTTGAATTTCGCTTCCGCGAGCTGGATGAAAGTTGGAATCCGCGCAATCAGGGTGACGTCCTGATCCCTTGCGAGATATTCGGTCACCGCCGCTTGCAGCGACGCGTAGTCTGTGATTTGCGTCATGGTAACCTCGCTGACCAGCCGGCCTGCAGCTTCGGCCGGTCGGTGCGCAAATACGCCCACTCGGAGTCATCGAGCTTGCGCTGCACGATCAGATCGAACTCCGCGGTGAACATCCGCAACGACGTGTTGCCCCTGGCGTGCTCTTCATTGAGCCACCTGACGTAGACGACGTTGGGAATCCGCGCGACGTGACGTCCCCACCCGCTGCGCTGTTCGTCACAGCAGGCTTGCTTGTTCCATTGCAGGATCGGCTCGACATCCTGCACGTGCTCGATCGCGAGGTCCTTGCCGTTGCTGTCGAGGTGTGGCCGGATCAGGACGCCGTCCATCAACTCATCTCCGTAACCCAGAGGGTTCCTGCGGTCGCGGTGACGAGGCCATTGGTTGCGGCCTTGATGGCGGCAATACGCTGACCTGGGGTCACGATCACATATTCGATCGCATTGGCCGGCAGAAAATTGTCCGCAATCGTCGCGGTCTGTGCGCCATCGCCGATCCTGTAGCAGCAGGCCGAATTGGCGACCAGGCGAAGCTGGTAAGTCTCGATGCCGAAAGCATTGGTCGCCGCTGCGCTGGCGTCGTAAGCAATGGTCTGCGTGATACCGACCCGTGAGGCGTGATGTTTGGGAAAGAACGACATTATGCGGCCCTCACGGTGACGGAGAAATGCATCGGGATAGCGGCGCCGGAAGCGCCAGACGGCGTCAGCACGATGACGTCGTCTTCATTGAGGTAGGCTGGCGATGGCGGCGTCGCCGAGAATAATTGACCGGCCGCCGAGCCGACTTGAGTCACCGTGAAAGTGGCAAGCGTGGTGCCGTTGGCCGCGACCGTGATGGTGCCGTCGGCCGTGGTGATGGCACCGCCAAGGACACCGGCCACCTTCAGCAAGCGGCAGCGAAAGGGAACGCGGATGTAAGCGGCGACGGGCGTCGCACCGCACGACGGGGTGTACGCCGTCAGATCGGCGGTGTTCAAGGTTCGATTGCCGGG